CGCTCTGTGTCGTGGTTGGACGCTGAAGGAGATCGACTGCCTGCGGCTGTTGTTGTAACGGTTGCTCCGCGCGCAGCTGCGCCATCATCGCATCCCACTTGCCCTGCAACCGAGCCCTCGTCGCAGCCTGCTGATCGGGACTGTCGTAGAAGCCCTGCGAATTCGCGACGGCTGACTCCGCAAACGATTGAGGAGTTGCATTCGGTAGTCCGGTGAACAGCGATGGAGGGGCGAGGGCTGAGGGTTGAGGAACTGTCCCAGCCACGTTTTGCTGGTGAGGCTGAACATCCTGACGGTACTGCCCAGGTAATGCTCCTCCGTAAAGAGCGGCTGAGGTCGCCAGAACCTCCGGCGTGTTGGCGGCGTTTCGACGTGGGTCGTTCAGGAATTGAGCTGGAGAGATCGCTGGCGGACGACCTGCCGGCTTGCGGGGAGCACGAGCCCTCTGGCCCGGCTGCATGAAATTCGAAGCCGCTGGCTTGCGGATCGGCGCACGACTGGAGCCGTAGTTTAATGACATGGCGTTTGTGGTGGGCATCCTTCTACTCCTCGAACCGATGTATTGCACATTTAGCAGCGCCGCCGCCGGTGCTCTGCATTCTTAGTGTCTCGCCCGACTTGAATTCAAACAAGGCGAATCCTCCAGCGTTCGCTGCGGAAGCCGTGTTGGACAGCGTTCCGATCGCAGCCATCGTAGGCGTCGTCGCCGAAGCGCCCCAGTCCACATCGCTTGAACCGTCAAGGTTTACGATCAGAGTCCAACCAGCGTCACTGATGTCGCCGAAGCTAATGTTCTCTTCGGATGTACCCACGCTAACTAAGCCGGGGTTCCCCCCGCCAGCGTTGGTCATTGACCACTCCATCGTGGCCGGATCCCACTGGAAGTAAAAACTGTCTTTGTCGAAAGTCAGTGTGATGTCGAAAGTGATATCGGCCATTGGTCTATCCTACTGCCAGAAAGTAACGACGCCGCTCGCGGTGCAGGCGGTCGTGCTGGTTGCAGATACGTTGATGTTCACTTTTCGGAAAGGACCAACGACGCTAAGGGCCATAGTCGACGCTACGTGAAGCTTGTCGTTGGTGTCGGCGGACGCCTCTGAAACTGACAGAGAACCCGTGTCGTAAAAAGTGGTTCCCGTCACCGTGTGGTAGACAGATGATGTTATGTCGAAAGTCAGCGAGAAATGTACCATAAACGGCTTGTAGGCCCACCATTCTTGGTTCAAGGCGGGCTGCAGTACGAGATCGCCACCGGTACTGTCAGTGACGGTTGACGTGACTGTAACGGGCGAAGGGGTCGCTGTCACAGACGAATTTGAGACGGCGTAGCAGGCGTGCTTGTTAGCCGAAGCTATAGCACTCGGCTGGAACAAGCCCAACTTCAAATCAGGGTCCGCTTGACCGACCGCCGTAAATCCGACAACCGTGTTGTCCATCACTTGGCTGGACTGCTTGATACCGAATTCGTCGCCGTGTGATGGAGTCTGCAGTGGGTTGTGCTTGGCAATGAAAGGTCCGTTCATCGTGATCCGACCGTACCCATCAACGCCAATCCTCTTCCAGTCAGTAAACGCCCAGTGGGGAGTCTGGTTCGCTGTCACCGGCTTCACTGTGATGATCGCGCCTTTATCTGTGACGGTCACACCTGTCGTTTCCACGGGGGAGTACGCTGCAATCTCGTCGGTCCCCACGTTCTGCGCATCAACCCACCGGACCTGACGGTATTCGGATTGTTCGTTGCGTCGTCCAGTCATATCCACACCACCCCGTGCCCATGATTGGCCCCCGACTTATTAGTTGCCACACGCCACAACTCGTCCTTCTGAAGTTTCACCGCCGCAGTGCAGTGAACTGTCCGCCAGTTGGGAAGGTCCGGTGGGCTGGGGTAGGGTGTCTTAATGGTATGCTCCGTGTGAGATACGTTGGTCCAAGTGAGAACTCCACCGTCTAATACCCCCTTCTGAACGGAGACCGTAGTAATCTCCTCCGCCTGAGGGCCAAGGGCTACCGCTAACAGCTGAGCTACATATGAAATCATTAGAGTCGATGACTTGAGCATCTGGAATGCGTCAAAGCCCAGTCCCGGCCCTGACGCCGGATACCTCTTCCAGAAACCATCAGGTATCCCGAAACCACCAGGTATCCCGCCTTCGGATGGCTCCGACATTCCTCCATCCGACCACTCGAAATACGTTTGGACTCTAGCTGTTGGCGTGATCCTCCGACGCACCAAGGCAACTCTATCCCAGGGGTCTTCTCTCAAGGCACCGATCACAAGGAAGTGGCCGTCTCTAAAAGTACCGTTCCACGGGACGAGTGAACCTGTTCCAGCGTTCGTCGCCACGTTCGTCCCGTGCTCTGTTGCGAAACAAGACGCGGCGTACGGGTCTAGGAACTGCCCCCGGCCGTCCTTGAAATGCTCCCCGCCGCCGTACTGACCGAGATACCTCCGGCCAGACCGCGCGGAGGAAAGGCCAACGTAGTTCGTAACGCAAACACCGCTCCAGTGCATGTTGCTCTGTCGCTCTACCGCCGGAGGATGCCATTGACTCTCACCATCGCGGAATCCGAACTCTTCAACAGAGATCACAATCTCTCCGCTAGGCAAACGAGAGACACCTGCGGTCTGGACGACACCGAAGGGGCGAACACCCGCGCCTCCACTCTGACGGTTCGCCTCCTGAATCTCTTGGTCGTTGTTGATAGCGAACCACTGACCGTCGTACACGTCGTTCACAGCTTGAGTACCTCCGACTGAAGGACACTCATCGACGTAGTCGCAATGCGCTCGTCGGCGGAAGCGGAGTGCCAATCGAACTCGAATGTGCTCGCCCGAGTCTTAGCAGCTTCGCCGTGACCCCAGTCCCACCGGACCTGCGCGATCTTACCGGTTAGGTTCACAGGTGCGATGCCGGGGTACTCGATGTCTTTCCCCTCCGTAAACATCTGCTCCATCTGGTCCAACTGGAGTTCAGCTTCTGACTCGATGTCGCTCTGGTTGTCGGCCAAAGTCGTCGGCGACCAAGTACCCAGACGGTTGGTCAACGCTCCCGTCGTCGCGTACTCCTGGGTGACTCGACGGACGAGATCCGGTCTCTGCATACTGCGCACGCCGGACGGACCACCGATGTCGCGCCGGACAACTAAGGCGTCCACCTTGCCGTCATCGTCCCTGACCGTGTGGGTGATCCTGGCGTAGAGCCACGGCTCAGCCGGGATTTCGTTGAGCGAGTAATACGCGTGGCTGTCGATCTTGAAGACCGGACGATCGAAGAGGAACATGCCGTGATCTCGGTTGACATCGAAAGGCCCGGTGTACTCCACGTCGGCGGATGCCGTGTTCTCTTGGATCAAGTTGTCCGTTGCGAACACCCCCCTGACATCCTCCGACTTGGAGAGTGTGAAGTCCGTAGCCCAGTCGTCACCGCTGTCGAGCAATCCTTCCCGCAGAGGGAGGATCTGGTCTATCGATTCGAGGGCGGCACCGTCGTAACCTGGAATCGTCTTACCGCCGTTCGCCAGCTGGTCTAGCTGGTAAGCCCGGTAGACTGACCGGATGGCCAGCTCATGCGAAGCGGAATCGACACCCTGCATGGATTCGGGGTGGATCGACTCCCACCCGCCGGTAGGCTTGTAGCTCGCGTCGTCCAGCTCCACCCAAGAGTTGTCGCTCTCCAACGCCAACGCCTGGAGAACCCACAGGTTCTGGTATTCCGTAGGACCGCAGACCACCTGGATGTACTTCGGCTTCTCGTGCTCGATCGCGTTGTCGCTGTTCGTCATCGAATCCAGAACGGGCAGGTCTGGCCCACCGCCAACCGGGAACACCGCGTACCCACCCGTCGTCGTCGGACAGATGCGCAAACCCAGCCTCTGAGCGAGAAGGTCCATCTGCGCCGCCACATTGGACTCGCTACCCCAGTCGACCTCGAAGAAGGTGCCCGTCGGAACCTGACTCAGATCTGGACTGGACTCCCCCACGGCATCGAACAGCAACTCGAACAGCTCCCGAGTGGTCTTCTTGTCGCTCTCCGCAACCTCGCCGTCAGCGCGCCTCCGGTTGTATCGTCCACCGATCGTCGCCTGTCGCCACTTCCACCGCTTGTCGCAAACGAGGTGCCGCATGTAGTGACCGCCGCGCCGGAAGTAGTTGCTCTTGACAACACACGTATCTGGGAACCGAACTGTCGTCGCGCCGTGAGTAAGCACGAGGTCGGTGACCGTAGGAGCTACCTCCATCGCCGGAGTAACGATCACGCCGGTGGACGGACTCGCGCCGTAGGACAGCGTCATGTGACCGCCAACCGCCTGAAACCCAGCGAACGTGGAGTATGTAGGAGTCGCTGCCATTAGCTAACCGTACCTGGAGTCCACTTCTTGATGGCGGGTACATCGAACTCCGCCAACTCGTTGATCGCGCAGTTCACATCGATTCCCGCTGAGTAGGTGACCGTGTCATCGGGGTCCTTCCAAGTCGCCCCCTCGTATAGATCAACCGCAGCTACTGTCCGGCTGCGCTGGTCCTTCGAGAAGTCAAAGATGCCCGCCCGGCGTACCGTTGCCGTCACAGTATCGGGTGACATGTACGTGACGCGAGCGTTACGGACCTCCGAGAAGGTTGACGCTGAAGCGCCGTTCGCTCGGTACTCAACCGTTCCACCTGTGATCGTCGCAGTTCCCAGTGTTCCGAACGCTGTGACTTGACCACCCGTCTGCTTGAAGGTAGTGGGGGTGAGGCCCGACCCAGTGACTAGCGTTACGTCGTTCAGCTTGTTCGACACGTAAGCCACCCGCAGAGTCGAGATCGTGCCGGTTTCCCCGTAGAGGGTCGCCAACTCGATGTCGCCCTTGTCGATGTCCCACGTACCCCCGCCCGTCCCAACCCAGCGGAAGGGAGCCTGGGTGGACCGGACTCCAGTCTTCACGAAGTTGGCGGTCACAACCGCCGTACCTGTGTCGATGTTGAACCAACCCATCGACGCCACCCCAGGACCGTCGCCGACATTCAACGCCAGCGCGTTGGTAACGGTGCCGATCTTGTAGTACGTCTCCAGCGTCTCGTAGAAGGGATTCGCCGGGTCGTCCGTGTTGGTCTCGGGGAGACCGACATTGACGGTGCACTCGCTGGTGTAATCGATTTGCGACACCGCGACGGTCGATTGATCCAGCTTGTACTTCAGGTCACTCTGGGCGCGCTCGTCGAACACTACCGTCCCCGCCGCCACTGGAACTCCGTTGATCCAGTTGTCCGCGTCGTCAGCGGTATGAGGCCCTGTCGGAGTGGTTACCGAAGCCTTAGTGAGCGTCCCTGACGTGGATGTCTCCGACACATTGAGCGTGAATGGGCGTCCGTCCGCTTTGCCCTTCACATGTACCTTGGAGGTCGAGGAGTCGTACGAAACATCCGACAACTGGCTGAACTCGGGAGTCTCTTGACCAGTAGATGTCAGCGTGGAGCCAGTCGCCAGAGAGCCGGACTTCTCCAGCATGTACACAATGTCCGTTCCGATATCGTTAATCGACGTGGAGCCAATCGTCAGTACCAAAGGTGGACCGCTATCGAGGTCGATGGTGATGGTGTCAGCCGCCACCCAAGTTCCCGCAATCGCGATCGTATCCTCTTGGTACTGAGGTGCTGCACGACCGACCCAAATGTGATTCGCCATAACGTATCCTATCGAGCTGTCGGCATGATGCCCGAGAAGCCACCCGGCCCCTCAAAGAAGTAAGTCCATTCTGTGCGGAAGTCGACCAGATCGTTCCTCTGAGAGGTCGGACCAGTGAAGATCACTCTCCGTCGGTCTGTCTGCTCGAAAGCCGGGAACAATGGGTCATTCGGAAGCTGGTACACTTCAGTTCCGACCGCGTACCCAGTCTGGATACACGATCCACCTGTCTTCTGATTCACCATCTGGTAATCGGGTGGACCTATCTCGCTTTCGATAACAGCGAAACGTGGCCCGCCCGTCCCCACGTAGATCATCTTCTCCGACCACTCCTCCAAGTTCGTCGTAACGCCACCCGTCTCCAAGTACTCAGCCTCCAGCACGATCGAGAAGGTCCTGACCGTCGCCAGTTCGCCACCCTTCTGACCAGACCACGTCAAGCGTTTCATCTCGACGCCGTTGATCGAGTTGTTGGTGTACAGGACGTGCGGTGTTGCTGTGTCATCTTCGAAGTAAAGACCGGCGTCCTCGTTGTTCAGCGAGTACCCGGATTGCAGCGCGTTGATGTTCGTGATGAAGTCGGCCTGAGTGCTCGACTTGATCTCTCCGATGAGCTGCATCCGATGACGAACACGGTCCCGGTGTCCCCGCTTGGTAACGGTCCGAAACATGTCGTGAGTGGCGAGTTTGACCTCGCTGACGGGATGCTGGTAAGTGCCGTATTTGAAGTAGGTCAACGTCCGAACCTCCCGTCTTGGAGGTCACGGATGTCTCTTTGCATGTCGTTCACGGCACCAACAATCCCGGTAAACATGTCGTTGATCTGCGTGCTGATCGCCTGCATTCCCGACTTGATCTCCACGCCTGCCGACTTGATAGTTGAGTCGTCGAACTCATCCTCCACCTCGGGCTCCTCTTCTGAAAACTCCACCGGCTTAGGGCCGTGACCTATCTGAGAACTTGAAACATCCACGGACTCTTGGTCAACTTGTTCCAAAGAGCCGCCCCCGATAACCGGGGAGACGATTGATCCCGGCATCGGAGACGACTCAAACGAGGGTATCGTTGATTCTGGAAATTCCAGATCTGTTTCGGTTACATCGATGCTGTCGGGGACATCGGCTACGACGTTGGCTTCCTGTGTGACCTCAGCTTCCGGCAGGCTTGTAGTGGCCATGCTGAAGTTGAGGTCCTCAGGTTGACCAACGTCCGTAGCCGACAACTGCGGAGACTCAGCGAACTCAGCCGCCTCCGGCATATCGACCGACACGTCTTCAACAGAAAGATCGCTCGACTGCATCGGCTCGATAGGTTCAGACGTTGGCAGGTCCGGCGAAAGATCAAACTCCGCCTCTTCGACCTCATCGAAGTCAGTGGCGAACGAAACCTCTTCGGGCTCCTCCACCTCGCCGCGCAGGTCCGGTGAACTCTCGCTGTACTCGTCGTCCGGCATTTCGCCCAGTGAGTCCAGGTTCACCTGCTCGGGCATGTCAACCGACTCGTCCATACTCAGCAGGTCCATATCGGCAACGTCGTCCTGGCCTTCCTCCTCATCGAACAGGAAAGCGCCGCCGTCCTGCTCGAAAGAGTACGGGTCTTCGGCAAGGTAGCCGTCGTCTTGGAGTTCTTCATCCATCGCTCTGCAGTTCCCTCGCCCACGCCTCAGCTTCTTCGATGATCAAGGCGTTGCGCCTGACAATGTCGTCGTCTGGGAAACTCCCTACGGCTCGGCACTCCCGGTGGAACAACCAAGCCAGTTTGTTTCGATACGTTAGTGACCTACTGCTGTCAGGCGTCCCCTTAGGGCAACCCGACGGCTCTTGACACGGTGCTGGGGTGTACCTCTCTTGCGGGACGCCCCACTTCGTTACCAGCTCTCCATTCGATTCGTTGTATTGGTACTTCAGGCAATGCTGGCAGTCTCGGGATTCAAGTCGGGGGTGAAGGATGGCCAGCCTCACCCCGTTCGCTAGTTTTTTGCCGCGTCCTGCTGGTCGTCTCTTTCCTTGGGCTTGTTGCCCATGATCTGCTCGAACATCGAAGGCTTGGCCGCCGGGTGGATCTTCTCGATGTGTTCGATGTCCGGGGGGACGGTGGACTCGTCTCCGTTACGGACGTTCCATTCGACAATCGCGCTGGCGATCGCCTCGTTGATCACATCCTCCCTGTCAGCGCGAGTTTCTCTGAGACCCATCTTGTCGTAGACAGCCGCGCGACTACGACCAACCTTCGGCCGGAACAGAAAGCGGATCTCGTCGTGAAGACCCTCCTTCGCCAAGATCAAGCCATCTTGCGTGTAGCCGTCGTAGATGTAGGAACAGCTCATGGTTACCCTCGTCGGTCAGTGTTAGACAGCAGAGTCGTTCGTCACCACAAGTTCCTTCGCCGACGCCGTCTCTAGCGCCGAGTACTTGAGGTGTTGAGCGATCTCCTTCTTTCCTCGAATCACGGGCGTCCGCGCTTCAAGATGAAGTGCGGCCCAGTCGAACTTTGTGGAAACAGCGGAGTTCGTGAAGGTCACGTCACCAGCGATCGCCGAGATGCCGGTCGTGTAGAGTGCTTTCTCGTTGGCGGAGAAATACGGGATCGTGAATTCAACCGTGATCTTCCGCCAATGCGGGCAGATCGAAGTCGGCGTCAGCGAGTTCGTGAATCGCAGGTCAAGTCCGTTCTCAATCGTCATCCGCCAGTTCATCATGGCGATGGCGTTTCCGTCTAGATTAAGCGCCGTCGTCGAATCGCTGTGGACTAGTGGTTGGTCAGCTAAGGTGGTTCCAAGCGTGATCGAAGGCCAAGCGCCTAGCGAAGCCTGAGCCACTCCCAGGAAGTCCATCCGCAGTTCGAGCAGACCGCCAGCCTGACTGCTGAAGACAGCGCGGTTGACCTTGCTCTCCGCGTAGTCGTAGAGAACGCCGTCAAGATCTTTGCCGATGATGCAGTCGGGGATCGTCTCCGCGAGCGCGAATGTGTCGGTAGACTCTGCCGCGCCCAAGATGAGCGGGAGGAGTGTGTCGAGATCCAACGGAGACGGATGGCAGACGATCGGACCTCGCACAAAAGTAGCCTGAGCGCGGTTACGGTTGGTGTGCAAGGACCGAGTGTTCCGAATCCCGTCACTGTTGACGTGGGTTTGCACCTGCTCGACGCCCTCACGGACGAAATCGAGGTACAGAGCGGAAGAACTAAGACTCGCAGCCTGCTCGATGCAGACCCGTCCTTGAGCGCCATGGGCAGCGTTACATGCCATTGTCAGTTTCCTCTCGTTTCACGAGACACACACAAGATGGCCATCGTTGTGGCGTCGTAGTTATCGCGATACTGTTTCGGGAGCAAAACACGCCCGAACTTAATCCGGCATGTGTAGACGGAGACCACCGTCGATAGCCGTTGGTTTATGAACTCGCGTCGGATCTTCTGTCGCCACGTTCCAAGCCTCGCCATGTTGTCCAGCTCACTGCCGCCCGTCCCACGGATGACAGTGACCATGATCGGATAGACGATGTCGTCGCAGCTGTTCGTTCCGGGTAGTTCGTGTTCCTGCAGCGGAAGGTGGACGGTGATCCCAGTGTGAATTCGGTTTCGCTCAAGATCCCAAGGGGCCTTCCTGATCACGACGTTGTTGTCGCCCAAGTCCGAGAGACTGAGCGCGTCGATCTGGTTTTTGATGTCGGTCATGCAGTCGTTGAGAACAGCCATGTCAAACTCACACGGACGGATTTACTGTTTCGTCGGGAATGGTGGACCAGCCGCGAGTGTGGAACGGCGCGGCCACTCCGGCGTTGGCTGAACCCCTGTACCGCGCTTCAGCAGCACAGGCGTGCTTTAGTGCGTTGTGCGCTAAGGCGGCTCGCTGTCCGACATCCTTCTGGTTGGTCAACACCGCGAACTCGGACTCGCATAGCCGCAGGAAGTAGTTGAGCATCGAGTCCGACGTAAGGTCGAGCGGATCGCTGATCGTGTACGCCACCGCTGTACCGGCAATCCCTGGGACAGCGTCGAGCGTGATCGACGTATTGCTCCCAACAGCATCGACGATTCGGTATACCGAGTAAGGATTAGACCCCTCTCGGTTAGTTGGCGCTGTTGCTGATGTACTGAATCGGATGACTCCCCCATCGTGATCCTCAGTCGTCCAGACCGTGCTGGACCCCGTGACTGTGGTTGACGCGGCAGTGAATGTCACCGTACCGGTGCCGTAGCTGTAGGTGCTGAGCGGCCTGGGAGCCGCCTTGTAGGAGAACTGGTAGGTCCGCGCTGTCGACGGCGGCGGCGAGAACGTCATGTTCAGCGCGCCGTAGTAGTTACCGTCGGCGTTGATCGTGAACATCACCGGAGTGCTGGGGATGTGGTGAAGTGTGCTGTGACCGAGAACCTCGTTGTTGTCGGCGTACCGAATCGGATAGTCTCCGATGACATCCCACGCATCGTCCATCGTCCTGAAGTTACACGGGAACGGGTAGCTCGCCCGGTAGATGATGTACGAAGTTCCCGACGCTACGTTGGCTCCAGGGTTCTCGCTGGCTGGAAGGACAATGTTGGTCGAGTCGGTGTAGGACTCGATCGGGTAGTGTGCTTGATCGGATGCGAGGTAGATCCGGTAGTACTTGGCGTTCGTTGGGAACGTCGCTCCGGTCAACGTCACCGTGCGAGTCGAGTGGGTATACGCAATGCTCCCCGTGTCCTGAGAAGCCTCTGTTCGCAGTGAGTGCCGCCGCTCGTAGTAGTTCCAGCGATGACGGAAAGGTATGTCGCGGTAAGCCCGCTGGATGGCGTGCTTGACCTGCTTGTCCTCCCGACCCGTGGTGTCGCAATCGAAAACCGTTCGCAGGTGATCGACAGCGTCCTCGTAGGTGTAGAGCTGGATACTCATAGATCAGTCCAGGTGCTTGTTGTTGCCGTGTTTCTCGATGATTTCGCTTCTCGTCTGAGCTACGTTCAGATCCGGGTTCCTCTTCTTCGCCTGAGCCAACTTACGGGCGACGATATCCTTGGCGAGTTTGACTCGCTTCTTGATGACACGCTCAGGCTGTGCGGGAACCTCCTCTTCGCCAACCTTCACCGAGCCCTCACAGGGAACTCCCCGCTCGATGCACCTCTCGCGAACATCAGCGCGGGACTTAACAAACGCCTTGGGGTCGCCTTCATAGTCAGCGAGCCCCGGCTGATAGAAGTCGCCCGGCATAGGCGTGTAGCCCTTCTGCTTTGCTGTCTCGACGATCCGATCTAAAGCCACTTCGTCGCCTTCGAACTGCTTGTCCAGAGTTCCGACCCCAGCCATAAAAGTCGAGTCCGTCACGCACCCGAACGCCTGACCCGACTCGACCATATCGTTGAACCGCTCCTTGTCCCGCTTCTTCGTAGACGAATCGAGGGGAGGATCGTAAACCTTCTTACCGTCCACAAACGAAACGTCGTGGACCTTCCCGTTGATCTTCACCTTGTACGCTACCGTCATTGGTCCCGGTTCCTGATTTGAACACGTCGCCGCTGCGACCTCTTGTAGAACTTCCCGCCTCCGCCACCCGCTGCGGCGGTGTAATGGACAGTGATATCGAACACGTCCACTTCGGCGTCCCCCGAATCCATGTTGTCGTCAACCCGCATAGCCACGCCAAACGTAGACGCGTTGACATCCGTAGAGGAAAGGGTCAGCCCCCATAAATCAGACGCGCCGCCGAAGCTGATGAATGTGAGTGTTGATGTGTTGAGGCCGGTTGACGCCGACTTGTCAGTACCTGAAATCGTCCCACCTTTGACCAACTTCACTTCTGTTTCGAAGATCGCGAACGCAGTCTGCTTAGCCTTAAACCTCGCCGTGATTCCGTCGATTGTCGCGCCGCCAGGAACACTGAACCCGAAGTTGGTAGCTTTCAGGTACTCCGACGTTTCACCTAGCCCAGTGAAAGAAGCTGAGGCAACACTCGCATCTTCGGTAGTCGCATTCGTCGGGCTAGACCACGCGACATCACCCAACGTAGCGTCACTAGCAACAGTCGAAGGTGTCTGCTGTTCGGTGGTCATTCTTGGATGTACCGGATGAAGCCTGTCACTCGGATAGCCGACCCCAGCGCGATTTGGAACGCCTCGCCCTTGACGCAGCGAAGGAATGGAACAACTCCCCCAGCTGGGACATCAATCCCATCACCGGCAGCCCAACCGAAAGGACCAACCTTCACCGTCGCCGCCGACCGAAAGTCGATGTCGGTCGTACCTGCGGAAACCAAGTACACCTCGTGCACCGTGATGGTCTCGCCACTGGCCGCAGCAACCACTTCGTGGGTGGCTATTGTGTTCTCGTCGAAGTTGACGGTCACAAGTTTTGTAGTGTCATTCAGCATCGTCGCCGTCCTCGCCCGTCTTATCGAGCAAAAGTTGTTGTTGCTTCAAGCGAACGTCCGCTTTCTTCAGCTCCAGTTCAGCTTCCTTGATCTCCACGTCCAGCGCCTTCTCCTCCACGCTGTACTGAGAGATCGCCACGTCGGCAGCTGACTCGATTGCCGCAGCATGAGACGCCGCTTCAGCCTCGTCTGACTTGATTTGGGCGTCCCGAAGTTTCAACTCCGATTCAACCCGCTTCAGCTCGGCATCCTGCTGCTTGTCCGCAGCGTCCGCCTCCTTGACCCCCATCTCCAACTGAGCCTGTTGGGCAGCCGTTTCCAGCTGGACCTGAGACCGCTGTATGTCGAGCTGCGCTTTCTGCTGATCGATCTGCAGACGCTGAGTCGCCGACTGGGAGTCGAGTTGGATCTTCTGCAGCTCAAGCTGTTTCTTCTGGAGTTCAGCTTCGCGGTCCTGCTGCTCGAACTGAAGCATCTGTTGTTGCTGCTGTTCCTGCTCGGGGCTGACCTGTTGCTGACGCGGCCCCATCTTGATCTCGTCAACCTCCATCTGGAGCGCCTCGCCCCAGTTGTCGATGAAAGCGTTGAGCGGTCCGGTGTCGCCGGTCATGTCGGCGTGCTTGTCGAGTGTTGGGAAAATGGTGGCCGCCACAGCGTTGATATTCTCGGCGTCCTTGTCGTGATCCGGCTTCCGCATACTTCCGGCGGTGACCGTGGCCCGCATCTCGCGCATCACCAGTTCCATCGGTTCGGAGACGATCTTTTCGTCCCACAGCTGGGCGCCGACGCTGCCGACAAGGTCACGGACATCCTTGCCTTGGACGTTCCACCGGGCGACGAACTTCTCCATGTCCGCCAACTGGTCCATCCACGATTCGACCCGCTCCGACATGTGAAGCGGCCGGATCTGTAGGTTCTTTTGCTTGATCTTGCTATCGGTTGCCGAGCGCGATTGAGTCGAGCTGAGACCGTAGAGCAACTCGTTGAGGCCGACTCGCTGCTCGAATAGGTGGGTAATCCGGTCGATCATTTCGAAGGCGTCCCGGTTGACCTCCGGCTGCTTGATCCACTGGATGCACTTATTGAGGTCGCTGTTGACCTCGGAGAGTTTGATCACGGCTAGGTCAGCCGCTGACTTCAACGGTCCTTCCACATCGGCCGCCGCGCGTTCCAGAACCGCAATGATGTCCCGAGAGCTACTCCACGTTCGACCCGCCAGATGCGAGATGAAGATGTTCAGGTACGTAAGTTCGCCGAGCCCTGGCGCCATCGGCGCGATTGGATAGGGGGAGATGGGGTTCGGGTAGAACTCCAAAACAGCACATGGCCAACGGTCGTCGCGCCAGAATGGGTGCTTCCAGCGGAACCGTCGTTCGATCTGCTCGTCGGTCTCGCTCTCGATTGCCTTACTGGGAGCATTCAAAGGCCAGTCGACCCCGTCCGTTACCGCTAGATAGCAGTAGTCTCCACAGACTTCATCGAGTGTTTCGCGCAGTGTCGTGTCCACGCCGGACATCCGACCGCCCACGCCCATCTTGCTCCACACCTTGTAGACCACCATCAGGTCGTTCGTTTGACCCTGACGACGATGGTGAGAAGCCATGTCGTTGCCAGCCTGCTCGCCCCGACCGTTGTGGCTCTCGTTCGAAGCGTGACCTCGCAGAGAATCCTTCGGCAGCTTGAACTCCCGCTCGAACTCCCAGTACGGCTTTACTTCCTTCTTGCAGATCCACCACGCATCCGCCAAGGAGGTGCAGTCGGGGTCGTAGTAGAGATTGTCCTGCGAGTCGTAGAAGCAACCTGACAGCGTCCTGTCGCTGCCGGGCATGTGGTAGTCGCTGGGCCACAGAACTCCGCGACCGGTGATGAGCGCATCGGTGATCGCGTAGTTGGCGTGCTGAGCAAGACCTCCGTTCGGCATCTCGTCTGGAGTGTAGTTGAGGTACATCTCCATCAGCTGATTGCGAATGTCGTCGTCCCCGTCCTTCTCCGCTTGCTTCTGCTGAGCGAACTGGAACAGGTCCATCCGCTCGGGGCCGAACGTATTCTCGTCGAACTCCAGCTGTTTCCGCTGGCGGATCGCGCGGACTGGGTTCTGTTGGTACATGGACGGGCCGAAGATCGAGACCAGCTCGAACCCCTTTTGCAGGGTGATCTTGAATCTCGGCTGCATCGACCCATTCATGTACTTCGACTGGAACTCACGCTCCCACATGAACCCCAGCTCGCCACTGAAGAAGGAGTGACACTGCTTGGCGACTGTGTCCCAGCTGCGTCTCTTGTCAATGGCTTGATTAATCTTCCCAAGCCAACCGCGCGTAATGGGCCTCATCACCTCCGGCTTGGATGCAGCCTCGGCGGCGGTGGGGGCGAGTAGTCCGCTATCTTTGGTCTGGGAAATCATCCGGCTTCACTAACTAGGTTGAGTAATTGGTTCCGCTCGGTTCTGGATGAGTTCGGCTATCTGCAGCTTCGTCCATCCAGTCAGTTGGCTCTCGATCTGCTCGGTGTTCTGGCCCTTGTCGTAAAGCTTGAGGATCTTCGTCCGGTCGTCGTCTTGCTTCGCCAGCTTGGCCATTGACTCTTCACGAAGTCGGGTCAACCGAACGTCGCGAGCATGTTGCGCTCGCCGCCTGTTGACCTCTTCATCTCTCGAACTCCAAGTTCCGTACCGATCGATGATCTCCTCACGCGCACTGTCCTTGTAGTGATGCACGTTCTGTCTGCGAACAAACTCGTTCGCATACTTGGGAATCGTCGCCAGCTCCAAACATCCGTTGCCCGCGATGTCGAGTACGATCGAGGCGACCGGCTTTTGGTCCATGTCGCCCTTCTCGAAAAACAGGACTGTGTCGCCGACGATGAGATCTTTCGACGGCTTGCGTTCAGCCACGGGCGCTACTGCTTGGTCTTCTTTCTTCGGTCGTCCAACTTTTTTCGCCATCACAAACTCCCTCGTTAAGGTTCCTACTGGCCCGAACCTGGGCCACAGTAGATTTGCATCGACTCTTCTTTCTTCTTCGGCTTCCACTCCTCGCGAAAGTACGTCAGCGCCGGACTAGCCGACATGACGTAAGGCTTCGGCTTGATGTACTGGTAGGCTCCGGCGCACCAGTACCGAAGGCAGTCGCAAAGCGGATCGATTTGCCTTGGCGCTGGCTTCTCCCCCACCTCAGTATCGGACGTGGGGTGTTCTTCCTTTTGGTAACCGGCGACCTGTTTGATGAAGTTGGGAACCGCCTTCGTTATGATCCGCATCACTGGGCGACCAGTCGGACCGATGTACATCGCGCCGCGAACGCACTCGATTCCTCCCATCAAGTCGTCCGACGACATGCGGAATGAACCACCTGTAGAGATGCACCGCAGACCCTCTTTCGCGAAAGCGTCTTCGTAGTGCTCGCGGATTGTCTTGGAGAACCCTTCTGGAGTCTTACGACCTGCGCGGCTATCGATGATGAAGTATTGGAACTGCTGCCGAACAGCTTTGGAACGGACGTGCTTCGCCATCATTCGGGCGTCGGTCCCTGGCAAGTACAGTTCGTTGTAAACAACGTACACCTCTGTCCCGCACGACTTGGCGACATCAGGCGGTGCGATAGCTGTGAACAGCGCTCCGGGGTGGGTGTGACCTGGATCGACAATCAAACCGCGACACCAATCGTCGGGCGGCATCCCTTCGTTGCGTTCGAGAATCTCGTCAGCTAGGTCCTTGTCACTCGAATACCTAGGCGGCGCTCCGTGAACAGACTCTGAGAAGTTCGGGTAGATCCTTGTCGGTCCAGTTACGAACTCCCCGTAGTCGCGAGACTGGATCTCTTCTTCTGACCAACCTTCACGACGCTTCCTCTTTTCATCCTCGTCGATGTATGGGTTGTCGGAGAACCGCAGAACCAACTCTTCCACATCCGGCTTCTCGCGAACACCTCTTTCGATTTCCGCTTCTTGCTTTTGAGCGCGCTCACTGATCTTTAGAACAACGTGAGAGCCGTGTCCTGGCCACACCGACCAAACGATGCGACCCTTGCGGTCGGAGATCCGCGCCTGCCACTCGCTGTAGTGCTTGGGGAACCTGATGCGCTCATCGATCCAAATGTAATCGACGGGATCACCCATCTTCGCATCGGCGACCGACGTGAAAGCGTAGATCTTTGTTCCATTCAACAGCGTGCACTGCGTGAACAGATTGGACGCCTTCTCTTTCCAGCCCCACCCCTTGGGATCAATCAGACGGGAAGGGATCACCGGCGGCGACGGCTTGCGTTCCATCTCCCGATGAGAATCGGTGGTCGGGTCGTACGGTCGCCACAGGTTGGTGTGCTCGTCGCGGATGATGTCGAACAGACCCTTCTCGAACAATAGGCGGTACAGTGTTTGAGCGATGTGCTTCTCTCCCAAGCCGATACACCACATCGTCATTGGTCGGGACGATCGGTGGGCGTGAGCGTGGGGCTCGTACAAGGGTATCGGCTTGTTGAGCAGGTCCATCACCGGGATACCAGTAGCCGCCGACCCGAACAGCAACGCAGCGCAAACTGACTTGCCGCTTCGATTACCACCACGTAATAAAAGTTCTGAGGCCGAACTGTGGAACACTTTCTCTTGGTGGGGAAGCGGCCGGAATGTCGACAGCGTTTCCTTCTGCAGCATCGCCCGGTGCTTGGCCAGCTTGACGAATCGCTCTCGTTGAGCGGTAGCCAGAATCTTGACGTGCGGCTCCTCCGCGATGATCTCGTTGGGGCCGTCGCGGGACTCTTGGGGCGTTCCTTCATTGTAGCGCGAACTGTTCTCCAGCTGCGCTTGTGCGGCCGCCATCTGCTCGGGAGTAAACTCAAGCGGGTTGTCGGTCATCATCTTCAATGATTCTCTCTAGTTCCGCCATCTCATCCACACTCAACTCTTCTTCGGCTTCGTCAGAATCTCCGTAGTCGCGTTCGGATTCTTCGTGGACTTCATCCGGCTGCAGCTCGAACTCCGCATCGATCGTCGGGCCACTTGCCAAGACGTTGAGTCCCATCTCGTCCGTGATACGAATAATCTCAGCACTTACGTCGTCCAGGGACATCTCGTCGATGTCGTTGTGGTTTGGCCTGTGCGATGCAGCTTCCATGTGAAGCTGGACCATGTGTCGGTAGTAATCGAGAACGACCTTTCCGCCGGGCTTATCCAACGCAGCTAGATCAACTTGGGCCTTCCAGTCCGCACAGAACTTCTCGATCCCGCCGTGCAGCCGGATCATCTCGTCGCAGATCTCAACGACTTCGCTGAACTTGTCCGCCGACTTGGCGACGATCTCCGCTGTTTGTTTGAGCGCCCGATCCCTGAGGCGCCTTCGCTGGTTGGGAGCCTCCATGGTGGTGCGCTCGTTGGCGATCAGGCCGTTCTTCTCGCTCTCTTCCCGAGCCCGACGATTGCACTCCCGGCACCACCCGTTGCTTCCCCACTTGGGAGAGCGGTAAGGCTTCTCGCAACCTCTACACTTGAGCCTCTTGCGCGCTTGAATTTCGGCATCTCGTCCCATTTGGCACCCTCGCACAAAAAAAGGCCGCGAACCCGCCGCTTCGCCGGTTCGCGGCCGGGCCAAACCCAGCAAATCCTGGCACGGATTACGTGTAGGGAAGGTTGACGAAGATTCGTCCTGTCTCGGTCGCGGAGATCTCGGCCAGCGCGAAACCGAGGTCGTACTCAGTGGGCGGTGACGACGCATCGGCGATGTAACCACTCGCCGCCGTAGCAACCGGAACTTCGGCGGTGATGCCGGATCCGCTGTCGATGGCCTTTGTGGGGCCGTGGACAACAATCCAAAACCACGAACCGTCGGGGACGCCAGCGGCGGGAAGATACTCATCCACCACGCCAGCCGGGTGAGCAGTAGCACCAGCGGCGGCGTCCACCTCTTGGAACACCGCACCGGCTTTGTACTCAACAACTACTGACGGAAGCAGAGCGCCGCCAGAGCTGTTCTTCACGAGGCGACAAGTCACCTTGTTGTTGCTGTTCCGCGTTTTGACTCCAGACACACTGAAGTCGACATCGGGAAACTCTTTGGTGAGACCTTCGGTGTCGTCGGGGACACTCGTCCACGAGATACCACGTCTCATCATTCCCATACCTGCACCAGCCATCGATCACCTCCTCAGTTAAAGTGGGCTGCCGACTGCATTCTCGCTCGTCGACATATCTACCCTCTAAGCATCACGCCTCTCGCGCCCAGGTGCCTACGACCTGCGTGATGTACCAACCGGCTGACCCATCGCCGACGACCTCAATGAGATCACCGACCGCGTCAGTCCCCGCCGTATTAATCGCGTCCTTGTCATCCGCGACCGTAAATCCATCACCGATGATCTGGTCCGCCGAATTGGGCGACACGGAAAATCCGGTAGTCGCGCTCACCGTCTTCACAAGGAATCGGTATCGGAGACCGGAGACCGTGGCCGGAAGGGTGGCCACAAGATCCACGGCGTCGACAAGGAACAACTTCCCACTGTCGGCGGCGGTCAAAGTCCAGCTGGCGGTCTTTGTCTCGACAACAACAGTAGGTTCTTCGATGAGGCTTTGGATGTCCTTGGCCGCAGCCCGAGACCCCAGCCCGCTCATCAAAGAGCCGATCGTCCCGTTTGAAAAAGTTCCCATCAGTCCTACTCCTTCCGGGGATGCTTAGGCGATGTCTTCGATCAGCGCGAAGTGCTTGGGCTGATAACGTGCATTGCCAAAGAAGCCCGCCTTGAACAGGTAGGCGTCGGACTTGATGTCGTAGAACGGCCCACGGGTTGCGAACAAAACTTCGTCCCAACTGGCCAGTTCCATCTGGTTGACGTTGATGCCGTACGCCTTCGTCGCCGGAACGTCGAACTCGTACTTGCAGATCACACCGTCTTGGTTGATCGAGCCTTGGAAGCCCAGGTCACGCGCCTGCGGGTGAGGCGTGATCACTCGGAACTTGGTCTCGTGGTAGTCCTGCAACCCGTTGAACTTGTTGTTGCCCATCATGTAGCAGGACGGGATGCCGTCCTCGCCACCGTTCTTGGTCAACCAAGTCGTGGTTCGCCGCAGGATCTTGCCGCAGTTGTCTTCCCACGCTGTCGTCGGCCCCCAGTTGGTGCTGGTGGCGTTGACGATCACAGGGGAAAGGTAATCGTACGAAGAGTCACCGTTGCCGTCGGGCCAGTCGGTAGCGACCGCCGCATTCGGGGAAGTGGTGAGATCGGTCGACCAACTGCCGCCCTCGTTGCCAAGCGCCGTCGACTTGCCACCGTAAGTGTCGGATGGCTGAGCGACGATGTCGGCGGCGACCGTCGTGCCTTGGCCCAAGAAGGACTCCAGGCCGTGCAGTCTGTTGCCGTTGGCGGCGGCGTAGCCGTCGATGTACAGTTCGCTGTGGAAGTGGGAGTCGAGCGACTTCTTCAAGTTCGGCATGATCCGCTTGTAGCGGTTGATGATCGCAGTCGAGCCCTTGTTCATCAGGCTGTTCTTGTAATCCATTTTGTCGGTGACGACGTACCCGCGAACATCAATGTTCAGCTGACGGTAGAGGTCGTGCTCGTCGAATGAGTACTCGCCACTCGCACCATGAGACTGGACGGGCGGTTGATCGAATTCGACGTTCCAGTAGCAGGACTCGCCTTCTTCATTGAAGACGACTCGGCCAGCTTCCGATAAGAGTCGCAGGAACAGCCGTCGTCGAACCGTAAGATCAGCCGCACCAGCGAAGTACTTTCGGGCAGTCGTGTTGACTACAGAAAGAGCCTCAGCCATTTTCTCGCTCCATTACTTAGGTGAAACCTTGTTTCTTCGCCTCTTCGTCCAGCATCTCTGAAAAGTCCAAGTCCCTCGCTGTTCGCGTGGCTGCGGAGGCTACCTTGCGGCTGGGCTCCGGCGCGTCCACGATCCGCTGCTTCTCTTTTGCGAACTCTTCCTTCAACCGGTTGTTCGTTTGGGCCGGTGATTCAGAAGGTTCGTGTTGAGAAGCGGATGGCGGGACGGCGCTCGCTGCGGCGGACAGCGGCGGACTTGTACTCTCACCCTCGTTCCCCTCGTTGGTGCTCGCACTCTCGACCACGGGTCGTCGCCAGCGAGAAATGGCGTACTCGTTAATGTATTCTTGATTGGGATCATCAATCCCAAAGTGCTTCTGGGCGAACTCTTTCGCCTCGTCGATCAGATGGGCGAATTCAGTTCCACCGTCCGTCAGCTTCGCCAGCCCAGAGGCGTCGTAGAGGTAGTCGCCCTTCTCATCTAGCTGATAGAGATCTTGGCGGTTCTCCACCAGGAACGTGTCCAGTTCGCTCTGAACCTGCACGGTCTTGTCGCGAGACTCCAGGGCTTCACTAACCGCCTTGGCGACCCGTTCGTCGAAGTCACCGATTTGGTTTTGGACGATGTTCTCAGCCATCTCCCGCGCTAGTTGCGGGAAATCTCTGACGAGTTGCCGAGCCCGATCGGATTCCCATCTCCTCGCTTCTGTCAACTTGTCGGCGATTTTGGGATCAACCCAGTCCTTAGCGGCGACGAACCGCTGTTGGTCCACGTCGAAGGTGACATCACCTCGCATGACCAACTCTTCCCAGTCGGGATTGACTTCGGGCGGCTTCCAATCGCTGAAGAGTTCCTCTGGCTGTTCTGTCGGCTCCGGGGTGGCCTTCGCATCTTCACGCTGCTTTTTCCACTCTTGGAACTCAGGGTCCTCGGAGATTTCATTGAACTCGGAGAGTTGCGACTGGACGTTTCGTAGTTCTTGTTGAGCCTCGAAGCCACCGGTCGCGTGTGTTTCCAGGTACTCAACGAAACTCTTGTCGTCGTTGAAACCGGTTACGTTGACACCCTTCTCCCGATACATGTCGAGGATGGGTGTCGTTGGCTGTCCTGTCGGCTCGGGTGGAGGATCCCCAAACAACTGCTGCTGGGAATCTTCTGGAGGTTTTTGATCGGGCGGCAAAGCGCTCTCAGGATCGGGAGCGGACTGGTTTTCCCCGCTCTCACTGCGCGATTGGCGAATCGCATCATTGAAAACATCGAGCGGACTACCCGCGTTAATGGGTGCTCCCAATGGATCTCGTTCGCCGCCATCTCCGTTAGCAGACTCGCTTTGCTTCGCCATCTTTCGCCTCACCCTCGTTTTTAGGCGCGCGCCTGATAATTTGGCGCTGACGAATTGGGAATAACGGGTCGTCTAGAGTGATGTCAAGAGAGATGGAACCACACCGAATGGATTAATTTCGAATCTCGCGGAGGAATTTCTCGTTGCGTCTTTTTGACAACCGTCGCTATAATTCCCGAACATCGAACTGAAGATGTCGGACCTAATCTGTAATGGAGTGAATTCATGGTGGTGTACTGCGAGCGAATCATCGACGAAGATTACTTCTACGTGAGTGACCCGCCCGCCGACCTTAGAGTGTCTGAAGCGCTCCTGCGCCGCTGGATTCGAATCGGGATCTTGGGCCACACCGATCGAAGGTTCGAAGGCGAAGACACGCGGGATCGGGTGAAGCTGGAGATGTTCAAGTTCCCGAATGGAACTGCGACCAGCAGAGAAGCACTGCGACGGTTCTATCTCGCGATCAACAACCAGTCCGCGCGGTTCAGGGGAGAAGTCCTTTGATTCTCCAGGGGAACTTGCTATCGTGTGATTCTCCACGATGACGATGTGAGTCCCGCACGCGCGCAAAGGAAGAGAAGATGAAAGACAGCAGTGGTGCGAAGAAGGGCGGCGGCAACAGCGGCCGCGACGGGAAGACGTTGACTCGCCTTCCTACCAAGAAGCTCCAGAACGTCAAAGGCCGCCAACTCGGCAAGAGTCGCGGCAAGTAGCTGGAGCGTTTGACTAGTCTAGATAAGGTGAACAGCCGCGTAGGAGTGGATCCTAGCGGCTGTTCTGGCCACTCACCCTGTGGAGGAGGATGACTGTGACTATCGATACTCTATTGCGCTGCGGTCGCTGCAGCAAGATGAAACCCGCGATTCATTACGCTGGCAACCCCAAGGGCGGTCTATTCCAGCACTGTGAGCGGTGTCGTCTCGAAAACCTTCTCACCCCCAAAACCAAACGGCTCTATCGCGAAATCCTCTTGGAGGATGACCCCAGTCGGTTGAACGACATCAACATGCGCGTACGGAAGCGCAGGGGGAAAGGCAGCGGAAAGGTCCAAGGCCGCATCAACGAACTGCAATCGCAGATCGACCAGCTGGCCCTCTTCAACTCGCACCCGGACGATACGTACCGCAAGCCAAAGCTGTTCCAGTACATTCGCGTGAGCGACGAAAGGCAAGCGGAATCGGGGTTGGGGTTAGAAGCGCAGCGGCAGAAGCTGGAGATGTTCTCGCAGATTTTGTGCAAGGACCACGACATCGAGATGGGAGAGTGTTTCGCCGATCCTGCGGTGTCAGCGGCGTTGGTGCCGTTTTTGGAGAGGCCAGCTGGAAAGAGTCTCAACTTGGCCTTGCGTAGAGGCGATCATGTCGTGTTTGCTGTTCACGATCGCGCATTTCGCAGCATGAAGGACTTCGTACAGACCAAGGCGTTCTGGGAAGCCAAGGACGTGTCGCTCCATTTCGCAAACCTGAATCTTGACTCGACCACGCCGATGGGGCAGATGATCATGTCGATTCTGGTGTCCTTCGCTGAGATGGAGTCTCGGATGATTGGTGAAAGGACTTCGGCGGCTATCCAAGCTGGTCGGCAGGATGGCCGCTGGTGTGGAATGGCCCCGAAGGGGTTTAAGAACTGTCGCAGGGGTGACGGTGGTCGCAGCCTTCGTGTGGACGCTGGACTTCACCCCTGGATGCGGTTGGCTTTTGTCTACAAGACGATGCACGGGCTAACGATGAACTCGATCAGTGACGCACTGGAGTGGTTCCACTCTAAGCGCGACGGCCGAGAGCCACTCAGGGACCGGGCCAATCGATACTTCAGCCCGAGCTGCGCGTATCGTCTAATGGTCAACTACGCTACTCACATTCGAGGTATCGATAAGATAAGCGTGGCGAGAAGAACGAGATTCACGTTGTGGCTGGAGAAGCGGTACGCCAACTACTGCCGACAAACAGTCCGCCCATCTCTGCAGAACCCGAACCCAGTACCGCGAGACGATGTGAGCGACGAGCTATCTGATGAAGTAAATCGCGAGATGGAGGCCGCCCGCAGAGAGCGAGCGGCGAAAGCCGAACCGGAGAACATGAATGTCCACACCATCAATCGATGACCCGACCGCCAAGTTCCGGTGTGTGTGTGGAACCTTGTGCGTTGGCGTGGAGTCAATGGAGCAGCACCTGGGAGGCTGCTTAGCGGGGAAGCGTTACGCGATGTTTGCTCACTTAGTGAGAGAGGCTGAGGCCGGGCGGCTCCCCTTCTGCGGGACACAGCATGACAAACTGGAAGCGTAACCACTCAGAGGTGTTTCACCTCACCAAGTTCCAAGTGAAGATCGTGATCATCTTGTTAGAACGCCCGTTCGGGATGGCCACGATCAAGGAGCTGGACGCGATCATCTACCCGTACAGCAAAGTGCGGTGGCCGAAGAGAGTGGGCCTAGTGCGGCGGTCCGTGAAGAACCGCGACGACATCTTTCGTTTCAACAAGGAGTCGGATACGGCCGTGCTGATCGAGCATCTCCGCGAAGACCCCGAGTGGGTAGATGTCATCTTGGGTGAGGCTCCCGAGCTGACGCTGGCGAGCATCGAGCTGCAGGAGATGAAGGACGCGACTCACATCTACCGCTGGAACGACATCGCGCATCTAACGGGGCGCCCCTGCAAGATCATCAAGGACGCACCGGGGGACAACTGCTATAAAGTTGTCACTGTACGTTTCCACGATGGGGACGTTGTCGAGTGTCGCAGGAACGCTATCCGCGAGATCAATCAGACTGTTTGAAGCGGGAGACAACCTGTCCGACCGTTTCCAGTCCGGCGGCGGCGATGAAGACGACGATGATCGACCTCAGCTCGGTCTCATCGAAGTTAGTGGCGTTCAGCTTCAGAACGATACACATTGTCGCCATCAGCACGACCAGCCGAGCTAGGCTCCAGACTGGATGGCGAACATCCGTTGCCGCCTTGGACGCGCGCGTAGTTAGTTTTTCAGGCCCCATAGTGGTCTCATTTTTTGAGTGAGTCTTGCATGTTTGCTGCGTGGGTGGCTGCCTGCTGACGATCTTCACCGGCGAGACACTGCAGCGCCTTCCCGGCGTGCATTAGAGCGTCGTTTGTCCTCACCGTCGAGAACGGCGCGTCGACACTCCTGTGCTGATCGTCGAGTGAGGCCAGTAGCTCGGTCTGCTTGAGCATCGCCGCTGTAGTCTGGATGTTGGTTTCCTTCAGCGTCTTGACTAGCGCCATGTGCTCGTCGAACGCATCCGAGACCTTGGGGCTTATCTTTTTGAGCATCGCCCAGATGACCCACAACAAGATAAAACAGAACGCCCCCGGTATCCCGACGGTCGCTACAAATGAGGCCACTTGGTCAAATGACACTTTTTCGCTTGCCATCTTTCTGCCGATTTTAGTTGCCCGGTTATGTCCGCAATTCGCGATGGGCTATTCGGACGGTGTCGGCAAACACCGCTCCACGTCTCGGGTGAGGCGGGCGGCCCCCCGCCGATCCCTTTTCTCGAAGCGATTCTATCCTTCTCCTCCGCTTCAGTGCAAATCACCGCGCCTTGAGTGGCTTGAGTGGCTTGAAAAGGGATCAGTCGGCTACGATTCGTCGCCTCATGGTTCGAGTCTCGTTTGGGTTCCTCGCTCGGTGGTCTGGATTGCGTCTATGATTCGCCGTCCGATCCACTCTGTGTACGCTGGCGGGATCGCTTGCGTTGCCTCATGCCATGTCATCCAGTCAATACCCATCAGGTCACGCACGAGCGGCATCTTGCGATCTTTCCCTACTATGTCTCGTCCACGGTCCTTACTACCGACCACTCTCTTTCTCGTCCTGGCATGGTCGCCGTAGAACCCAATAACAGGTAAATGATGATTGCATTTCGGTTGCCAAAGAGTCTCGCTGCTTTCGAACAAACGATGCCGCCGCAATTCATACTCCCCGTTATTCAAGCCAAACATTGAGCCGCACAGCACAATTCCGCTTTCAGTTGTAAATAGAGGCCATGTACCGAGATCCATCGGAGCGCCTTCAACATTTTCGATCACCCACGGTCGCCCATATTGTCGCAGCCGAACTCTTGTAGCTGCGATGAGGTCTGGGTATTCGTTGCGTTCGTTTTTAACCATCTTTCCGAGTACGCTGTGTGCCTGACACGGGGGACTAGCGTGGATTGCATCGAACCCGTCTAGCGGAAACTCCATCGCGTCGGCCTGGTGAAATTCAAACGGGTAGTTTGGCTGAGGGTTGATGTCCACACCGACCACATCAAAACCGGCGCGATGGTAGCCAACGGAACAACCACCCGCGCCGCAAAACAGGTCCAACAATCGCGGTCTGTTAACCGCATCACTCATGGTTCGAGTCTCGTTTCGGCAAAAGCGAAACCGTCGCCCTCGCCATGTACTCTGTTTTCGTAACGTCTTGTCATTCAACCGTGTTCGACTTTCG